ATCGGTGGAGCCCACCGAGGTTACCACCTGCCGCAACTGTCCCGCGCCCGTGGTGGCGGTCACGATGAGGATGTAGTCCCCGTTCCGACGGTCGTCCGCACCGACCTCACCCGAGGCCAGCGTGATCGCCTGCGCCGCGACTCCCTGCGCCGTGGCTTGGCTCACCTCGCCCTGGAAGCGGTTCTCGATGGAGAACCGGCAGACCGGCTTCCCAACCACCGAGATGCCGTCCACCGTGCCTGCCGTAAACCGAGCCACATAGTCGCCCGGCACATAGAAGGCGTCTGTGGTGACAATGGCAAGTTCGTGGCTTCCGGTCACGCTGTCGAAGGACTGGGTCAGGGTAACGCCCGTCGTGACTTCGGTCGTCGCGTCCCCGTTCTTGTAGACCTGGATGACGGGACTCCCCGCCAGCGCCACGGGGGCCTGTGCAGCGGTTGTGGTCTGGAAGGCGTGACGCACGGTGGCCCCACGACGGAAGTCCCCAAGATAAACGCTCATCTGCTGCTCCTAGTGGATAAGGCCACCGCCAAAGAGATCACCACCGCCGCTGCCTCCGGCGTCTTGATGCTGCGCCACACCGATGTCCCGATAGCCGGTTGTGGTCCCACGAGGCATGACGCCCGGTGTGCCCGTCGCCCTAGCTGCCGCGCCACCGTCTGCCGTGTTGTTCAAGCTGAAGTCCCCGCTTCCAGGGTTCGTGAAGTAACTGGCAGAGCCCGTGAGACAGTCAGTCCTGTTGGGGAGGTTGGTCGTGTCATAGTTCGCGGTCGTATTGTTGTACGCCGCACAATTCTGTAAAAAGATGTTTTGCCCAACCGAGGCGGCCTTGAACCCGGTATTTGTGTTCCCCTCCGCGATGCAGTTGGTCACGCCGATCGTCCCCAAGGGGGCGAAGTTGAATCCGTGCCGACCGTTGCCATATGCCACACACGATTCTATGGTCACACCAGTTGAACTGATATTGAACCCGTCCGTGGTGCCCGTGTTAGCACTGGAAATACAGCGAATCACCGAGTAACTCAACGCCTCGCCATTGAAACCATGGGTAGTATTACCATACGCCTCACAGTCCATTATCACCTGTCCACTACCAACCCCCATATAGAAAGCCGACGTACCACTACACCCAGTTGCCGTGCACCGATAGGCGAAACACCCACCTTCGATGTTTAATCCCTTCACCGTGGTGTTCTGTACATGAAGCCTCTGTGCCGAACCCCGACTCGATACTACGCTGAACCCCGTCGTGCTAGCGCCGCTATTCCCGTCAAAAATGATGTTGTCCACCACCACCGATAGCTGGGCTACCGTGAACAACGTCACGCTCGTTACCGCGCCAGCCGAGATGACTGGGCGGGTGCCCCGGTCGCCTCGGGTCGTCTGGTAGCCCTCCCACTTAGTCACGTTTGCCGCGTTGGCACCACCCGCCGTCAAGTTGACCCGACCGCCCGCGATGTTGGCAGTCGAGGAGGTCAGCGTGTACGTCCCCGCCTTCTGCCAAACGTCGATACCCGCCGTTTTGTTCGCTACCGCCGATGCCTGGCCCGGCGAGGCCAGCGCCCCGCCAATCTTCAACGTCACGCCAGTCCCCGAGGTCAGGCCGGTGGAACGGTCCACGACAATAGTGCTGGAGTTGGTGCGCGACGTGATCTCGTACCAATCCGCGACAACGCTCCCGGTGCCGCCCTCCACGTACATCACGTTCCCCACCACATCGGTCCCGAAGTTGGCTGTGGCCGATGTGATCGTGGTGGTGCCAGCCGTCACACCATCTGTAACACTGTATTGTGGGCTGTCCTGCTGGGACCAGTCGGTGCCACTGGCCCCCGGCTTAAACCCACCACCGTTGGTATCGCTCCCGGTCGTGCGAAGCTCCAGAACTACCGTTGCCGCGAGTGCCATTCGCTCTCCATTCCTAAAGCCATTGGGCTGTTCTCATGTGGGCATAACCATGGCGCACACGTTCGTTGTCCCGTTCACTTGTGACCCGAAATCGCTGTTCCATGCGATCACCAGCCCGTCTGGCGAGGCGTTCACAAAGCAACTGTTTGTGTACCCGTTGGTGCCCGGATGGTTCAGGGTATGCGCCACATGGCGGAAGTCGGTGTTGTTGCCACGCCGCACATGGACCGCCTGCTGGCTGAACCGGGGGATGACAAACCCGACGTTGCTCGCCGTGACTGCCGCCGAGTCTGCCCGCCAGCAGTAAACCCGGCTCGTCCCCGTGTCCACAAAGCAGGTGCCAGCCGTCATCGCCACCTTGCTCCCCGCATCCAGCAGGGTCAGGTTCGCGGCTCCACCCGTCAACTCGATACCGAACTGGGGCACCCCACCGGCTGACCCGTTGTAGTCGCGGTAGTAGATCGCCCCGCTGTCCAGCGTCCACGACCCACTCCAAACGAGGTTGCTGAGACTGTGCTCCGGCCCATTGATTCCCCACCCGACCCACCGCGTCACCCATTGCTGGGCCGCTGAAAGCTGGGGGTCCGCAAAGTGTGCTGCCGAATGGCCGTAGTACCCGCCGACCTTGGCGTTCTTGCCGTAGATGCTGGTCCCGTTGGTGAAGGTCGTCGTGGGGGATGCCTGCCCATTGCTGGTGACCGGCACGAAGGCCAGATAACCGAAACCTTCTCCCGAAACCGCCATGTTGCTGGGTGGATTGGTGCGACTGTACATATAGTTGGTCTGTACCGAGTCCCACCCCATGCCTGCGTGGCTGGTGCTCGTCTTGTGCAGGGTGATGTTGCCGGTCGTCGTATCCCACAGACAGTCGCCGCTTGGCGAGTTCATCGCGAACCAGACGTAGCGACCGTCGAGGCTGATGTACCCCTCGTTGATCGTGCTATAAGGCATCCCGGTCGCGGTCTGCACCTCTGCGCCGGTTTTGGTAACGAGAACGTCCGTGGTCGAGTCCCACACGCACATCCGATCCGAGGTGGGGTACAGAAAACAGAATCTGGTGGCATCAGCCGAGATCGTCAACCATTGAACACGGGCGTCAACCCACCCAGGAATGACCAGGGACAGATCCTTGGGGAAGTACCCGCCATCGTTTCGGACCACCGCACTCGATGTAACCGTGTGCCGATCCAAGTACCTGCCCCCTCGGATTCCGTACAGCGCGGTCGCTGTATAGGTACTGAAGCAATTATTGACTTCGAGTCCTGACAGCGTGGTATTGCGCTGATTGGTGAAACCCGAACTGTCGTCGAAGTCCCACACACTCTGTGCGTCAGAGGCACTCGTCACCAGCACATAGTGCTTCCCTGTCGCTGCATCGAGCCGAGAAATTCGGGGTCCACCTCCGCTGTAGCCCATACGACGCATGACGGATGAAGTGCCCAGCTTCCAGATTTTGCGCCCCGTCACCGGCTCCGTGAAGTTGGTGTTCGACGCCTGCGCCCGCACCGTCGCGGCCAAGGCGTAGTTCGGGATATGTGACTGCGCGGCGGCGGGCATCAGCGTCCAGTCACCTGTCGCTGCCACGGTCGCTGTCAGGGCACAAGTGCCCCCTATCGTCTCACAGGTCGCCGTGATCGTCGCGGTTCCCTCGCCCACAGGCGTAACCGTGACGGTATGCGCGTCGGTGCCGCTGTCCGCACCGACCGTTGCCACCGCTTCGTTGCTGCTGCCCCATGTCACCGTGCGCCCGACCAGAGCATTGCTGCCACTATCCCGTGGCGTTGCCGCCAGGATGGCGGTCACGTTGATATTGCGAGACACCGTTGAGGGGGACACGGTGACCGTTGCCACGGCTGCTGGTGCGCCAACACACGTTACCACCACGCCCTTGGACACGCCCTCACAGGTGGCCGTGACCGTCGCCGTCCCGTTCCCGACATAAGACACCGCCCCGCTGGCGTTGACCGTTGCCACCGCGGCGTTGCTGGTGCTGTAGATCACGGTGCGGTCGGTCAGGAGGATGCGGCCCGAGGAGACAAACGGTTGGAGTCCCTCGACCTTGATCGACAAGCCCCAGCTATCTCCAGAGCCCAAGCTCGGGGGCGTGGGGTTGAGCACGGTCAACTCGGCCACAATGGGGGTGTCCGGATACCGCTTGACTGCGCCACCGCCGCGCTTGCCCCCTCGGGGACCGCCGACCCGTGACATCAGTTAACCAACGCTCGAGAACGTCAAGATCATCATGGCAGTTTACAATTCTTTGCGAGAATCCAAGTCCGCGTGGCTGCAACATTGCCGCTCGCCTTGAGCCGAATAAACGGAGCGTTAGGCAGATCATAGTAGATCGTTGCCTTAACAGCTCCTGCTGGTCCGACATCCGAGCCACCACTTGAATACGTGGCCCAAGATGATCCATCATGAGACATCTCAATCGTAAACGTCAGCGCATCAAGTGATGCTGGACCGTGCATATATATCGAAACAGCGTCCTCATAGTGTTGCTCCGCACTGAGCACATTCGATGAGGCCGCGCCACTCGCAATTACAAGCGAAGGCATACTAATTGTGAAAGTACTCATCGGAGCAAGACCTCAACCGTAGTGGGTGAACTTTCACCTAGCGCATTAACACGCTTTGTTGCCCTGAACCGTGTCGCGCAGCTTAAGTCCAACGGAAATGTGCCTGGTTGGCCGAACTCTTGAAACTCATGCCCATCTGAACTCTCAAGTTCCAACCAGACACACTCCGATGACGACAACTTCGCTATGCGCACCGCACACTCGTTACCTTTAACGATATTCCAAGGACCTTTAGCTGCATCCTTACACGCGACAAGCAAGAGTCTCGATGACATAGTGATTCAAATTTGAATTACTGTTCATCTTGTACAAGGAACCACACACTAAAATCCTTTGCGCCATCAAGCGTACTGTTCGGTGTGTAAGTTCCCAGCCGATCGGCAGCTGCACTAGTGCTGGCCTTCACAATTGCACCAGCAGTCGGAGCAGCACCATCCTCTTCCTCAGCAATGATCTTGATTGATACGACTGGCAGGTGCAAACCAAGCACCTTACCAGACCCAGCAACCAGAGTGTTGGTCGAAGCATCGGTTGCGTTGACTCGAGTGATCGAAGTAATCCGCGAGAACGCCTTCGCGCCAGTAAAGGTCTTTGACGTTCCAGTCGCAGTGATCGACCAAGCTTCAGTAACCGAATTACCGTTGATGTCAAGTCCCGTAACAGTTCCACTCTCTGCCACAATACTCGTAGCATGAGTAATGGTAATTACTACGTTACGCGCAATCACCGGAAGACCCACACCACCACTGCACAACGAACCACTAAGCGTCAATATGGTTGTAGCTGCGGGAACAGACCCAATTACGGCCGTAACGTAACCATTGGTCACGATAGCTGGTGCATCTACCCAAGACTTGCTATAGATAGCACAAGCCCGCACAAGGCCTGCCCCGCCCTTGTTGGTCTGAAAAGCTCTCATTCCAACGTAACCAGCGGGTAGCGGCATGGATCACGCTCCCTGACTGCCGTAAACACCACGCCAATCGCTCCACCCCGACCCAAGACGCTGGGTAACCTTGAACTTAGCGTCACCAGTCTCAAAATCATCGGTGTTGCTCATGGCAAGTGGACGACGGATGAAGTAGTTGACATCGTGCATGTCTGCAAGCACAAACCATGCATCGTTGTCAGTCAAATAGTGCGAAAGATGAGCACTAATGCCCTCATTCGCAACCTGGTTGATGTCATTTTGCTGACCCCCAGGCAGATGCTGGGACTTAAGCACCTGATTGACCATCCAGTGATCACCAACACTATAGACTACAGTCTTGGGGATCATTACCATCGGCAGACCGGACTCATCCACGAGACCGTGGAAGTGTTCAAGCGCTGCCTGAAGGGACAAAAGTGCGAAATCCGCGTCGACCGTAGGCCGATTAGCTGCAGTTCCGCCACGGAGTAGCGCGTGAGAGGTCGAACACAGCGCTTCACCAGACACAAAACCAGAGTGTGCGGTATTAAAAGCGTTGTTGTACGGCGCGTGCATGACGATTTCCTGGTTATTCCGCGCAGAGCGGCCCAGCGCCTTCGCCATACGGTTGCCCATAACACCGTACAGATCATCTTCCATCATTTCCTGCGTAATACGGAAGCCGAGTCCATAAGTAGACCAGCTGTACCGCTTTGCAGCACCCTGCAACGCATCCTGATAGTTAACAGGTGCGCCCTCGGGCTTGTTCAGAAGCGTCCCAAATCCAGCAATAGGGAACTCTTCCTCGTACGCACGCTTGGAAGTCTGCGTGTTGACGATTGTCTTACCTTCAATCGGCCGCTCCTTGTATGACTCAAAGAGCACCTTACGATAGCCGGGGGCCAGCAGCTTAGAAAAGGCCCCACGAGTCATGGTCATTGTGAGGTTCCTTAGCTAGTGGCTACAACGAGGCTAGCGAACTGCAACAGGTTCGCATGAGGAACACAGAAAAATGTCTCTGTGGGAATATCTACAGCCACCACCTTCATACGCGAAGATGTGGTGGTCTTACTCGTGTCAAGCTGCCAGAATCCAGCAGCCGACCGCGTGATCCCGTACGAGTCTCCAACCATAGCCTCAGTCGGAGTAGTCGTGCTGGAGAGGGCAAGAACCACACCGCCCCCAGTAAGAATCCGAACGGGAACCTTACCACTCGGCGTGATCACTGCTGCATCACCAGAGGTAACCTCTGCGATACCAGCAATTGACGTGGGATTGGTCCCACAGCGCTTCACCGTATCTGCCGATGTATCATAGGCCACGAGATCACCTGGAATGAAAGCATCACCACTCGTACCCGGAGTAAACGATGCGTTGTAGGTGTGATCGTGACCGTAGGAGATACGAGCAGGAAAGCTACTCATTGTCTACCTCAGTCGTTGTTAAGGATACGTTCTGCACTAACATGAATCCCATGACGATCCCGAAGTTCCCTCGCAATCCCTTCGGCCATTCGTTCTGCCTCAACCTTATGCGAGCTAAGGCGATGTTCATTGAGCTTTTCCTGACGCGCCAGCCGGGCCTCATAACCCTGCGTAGGAATCCTAAAAGCGGCCAACTCATCACCAAGTTGTCGACCACCTTCGCTCATAGGAACCCGTTCGTAGCCTTCGGCCTGTCGGCCAGCAGCCTTCTGGGGATCCTTAATATTAACCCAACGTACATGATGCTCAGGGTTTTTCTCCTGAATATCTGTACCATCAAGCAACATCTGCTTGGGTGTGTTGGGTACTGCACCACTATTTCCTGTAGTCTTCTCTTGACGAGCAAGAGATTCTTTCTGCTTCTTCAGGTCGCTGACGCTCATGACACCCTCGCCCATTTCTTGTACTCGTTCCAGTCCATCCCAAGCTTATCAGCGATTTCGCGCGCGAGTGGATCATTATCCATTGCGCTAGACCCCGGTGACGCTGGAGCAGGACTTCTAGTGGATGCGCGCGGAGAGAAACCAGTTGAGTTGATTTCCTCTGCCCGAGCACTTGAACCCTTATCATTAGCCACACGAGCATTAATGTAACGGTCGAAATTCTCTGGCTTTCCGCGCACATAGGAGATTAAATCTTCCCATCCTCGCTCAGATGACAAAACCGTTTTATCAGGCAACGACCGAACGAATTCTTGAATCTGAGGACCAAACATCTCAAACTCCATACCGTACTTTTGCCTTGCCATTGTCTCAGCGGACGACGCAGTGCTCTGGGCTAGAGGAGCAAGACGGCGCTCAAGATGCTCATAGATGCGCTTACCTGCCCGTGTCTCAATAGCCTCAATCGCAGCAAGTGGATCCTGTTGGTACAGTTCAGCCAGTTGCTCTCGTGTAAGCTCTGGCTCAGGTGCCGGCAGTGGCGGAGCAGCTGGGGCAGACGTAGCAGACACTCGCGCAGACTCCGACAACCGTAGAGCTTCCTCAAGGCGCGTCGCATAGTTAGCCAAATCCTTAGCAGACTTTCCGCGTGCAGCCTCAGGAACATCGTCACCGTCGAGGATTATCTCACCAAGCGTTTGCTTAGGCGGAGCTTCTTCGACAGGTGCGTTGATTTCTTGCTCCATCTCCTCAATCGTCATTGCACCAGAACCAGGATCTTCACTCATTGCTGTCTCCACTAAGTTGACTGTCAATTTCCCGAACTAGATCGGGAACTACGAAAATTGCATTATCCAAGGCCGAGTTGCGCCCCTGCAGCCTGTAAATCAAACGCTGGTCTTCCTCCACCACCAGGGAGCGGTAAACTTGGTCCTTGAGGGCTTGAAGCTTGAGGAGGACCACCTGGTATCCCTTGTCCCGCTGTAAGCTGCTCAATAAGTCCCTCAATGTCTCCAGCTCCGCTTTGTCCTTGGGCAAGGCCATTGATGAACTCCTCTAGATCGGGTAGGTAATCCTCAGGATTCCTGATCTCATATGTCTGGAGCAGGTCCTTGAACATCCGTCTAGCAGCAGTCATCACTTCAACCACAAGCGCAGAGTATTGCGGCATCTGCTGTTGTGATTGTACGGCGGCTTGCCCGGCCTGAAGGAGCTTTTCGAGGTACTGCATCATGACTTGAAGAATCGAGAGCTTGGTCTGTTGCTGCACGATCCGATTACCGGCAGCATCAGTTGTAGTCAAGCTCACGGCAAATGCACCTGCTACGTTATCAGCATCGACCGTAGTAAAGAACTCCTTGAGCTTGACTGACAGATCATCGTCACCAAAGACTAGATCGTCAAGGCCATCTAGACCATATTGCATCCAGATGTAGATACAGTTCTCGATAACTTCCGCTAAGCCTTGTCGGACGTTCTCAAGAACTTCCTCCACACGCTTGGTGCCCTCTTGAATAAGGGCAACTGTGGATGTAGCCGTTGCGCGAGACCCCACGATAGGTGACTCGCGACCTGTAAGGTAATCGCTGACACCAGTGCGCTTTTCCGCAAGGCCCAGAATGTTTTGGCGTTCCCTAAGTGTCGACGGATAGATGTCACCCCCAGCAAACGGAATGAAATCTTTAGACGGATCATCAACGTGGAACACACGACCAGAGAACAATCGCGGAGCCTGTTCGATCCCGGACTCTTTCTTCGCTATGAACATCCGAATGTTAGCGAGATAGCCATTATCTCGCGCAAGACGTTCCCAGTCGGTAATCGATGACTGAAACGGTTTAGTCATCTCGGCGATGCCGATTCCGTAAAGAGAATCGTTAGTGATTGAGTAAGGAATTACTGTGTAAGGCTTGCGCTGGTGAAAGTACCAATTGTACCGAAGTTGAAGAAACGTCCTCGTTGGACGATGGTACGTTGCAACAAGCCGCTCTGGTAGACCATCACCGTTGATGTCATAGTCACACCAGACCTCAAAGATCTCAAGTTTCTCGTTGGCGTATGCAGAACCTGTATGTTTCGCGGAGATTTCGCGTTCTTGCTCAAGCGCCGTCTTTTCTATTGTTTCTTGACCGAGAAGCTTGTCACAGTTAGTAACTTTTCCGGAGGCCTGCGCGATCTTAAGATCCCAATACGTAGTTCTGATCCGTTCTGCAACAATTGGACAATCCTGCAAATGTTGGTAAGAAGGCGGAAACAAGAAGTCGTTAATTGAGATCCCTTCGACACGCGGACCAGAAAAACGAGTCACCTCCTTTGACACCACTTTCCACGATTTATCATAGGTCTTGATCGTATAGGTCTCACGATCATAGATCGTCTTGAGTACCATCGTGCCGTGCTTTGCACACTCCAAAAGCCGAGGAGAGCAAATGGTCCGGAGGCCAAGCTTGTGCTTTTGGTAGTACTCAACCCAACGGGAGAGTGGGTCGACATAGTCCACGACGGACTT